CACCATGCTAGACGGAGTTGCAATGGTCGTATTGGTCGTAGCCCATTGTTTCAATCTTTCAAAATTCCAGCCAGGTCTATAGCCAAAACCACCATTGACTCGAAGCATCGTGCTATCGCCGTATGCCGGCAAGAAATTACACATGTTCATCGTTCCAGCGATACCAGATGTTGACGCAGAAGTATCAACAATGGCGTTAGCCTGACGGTAATCAACAATATTGTCCGAAGTCACAACGACACTTTCTTCACCGGCATAATTCAAAGCCAATTCGCAATGCCAGTTATAGTTCCACCCGGCACCAGCGGCAGTTCCACCAGGATTAGCCCGAAGATGGGCGTCAATGGCAGCAGCAGCCTCAGCAAGAGTTGCAGGCGTAAAGACAAGTGGCGAACCAATATTGATATTGCCGGACGCTAAAGCTTGCCTAAACTGAATCGTGATTTCAGTTCCAAGAAGAGCCGCCAAACCGGTTATTTCATGTTGCCAGCAACTAGCAAACTTGATACCAGTATTTTCATCCTTGTGCAAGATAAGAGCCTTGTCACCTTTGCGCGTAACCACAGCACCAACGCTCGTAAATCCAGAAGGAATTGAAGACGGAACATAAGTCTTACCGTCAATAAAATGCTTGTTACCGTCGCCATCGACGTAAAGAGCGTCGCCGACACAAGGATTAGAATTGCGCTCAACGTTTACGCCATCGAAATGAACGGTTTTCGGAGTTTCGACCAAAGAAACCTCGCTGACAGACGTAGATTTTGTATGCGCGGCATAATCAGCAGGCGTCGCAAAATCATAAACCGGAGCTTCGGAAACACTCAGGTCATACACATCATAAGACCAGACGTTCTGCGAATTTACATGGAAATTGTAAATCTTTTTATCAGAAGTTGCTGAAAAAACAAGTTCCCCAGCCCCAACAACACTCGAAACACCGTATGCTATAATAGCATGAGAGCCCGGTTCGAGACCATCAACAAAACCAACACGGACAAGCTTTCCGGAATTAAACGCATTCGATATATCTTCAAGCGTTGTTTCGCCATAAGTCGCGACAAACACCTGCTTTACAGGAGTTTCAGAAACGCTCCACTGTTCGCTTTCTCCAGAAGCGTCCAAGACAACGTTAATCACCTTATCATTAACAATGCCAACAAAGTAGATTTTTTCATCTTTAATAAATTGCAGCGAACATATAGCAATATTTTCACCGACAACACCAGGAACAGGAACACCGCTCACAAAAACAGCATATCCATCATTAGCCGCAACCACTATAGCCCACGCGGCCGGAGTCGTGCCATACTCGGCAATATAAACCTGATTTGCCGTCAAAAAATTAGCATGGTCAACTTCACCCAAGTCAAACGGACCGGGTTCATGATGAACATTAAATTTCCAGCGTTCACCATTATGAACGCAAATATTTCCAGGTTCATAAGACAGCGTTTCATCGAAACGGCCTCCGAAATTAGCCTCAAGATGACAAAGATACGACGATTCAAGTCCGTTGGTTTCATTGCCATCGGTCACAAGGACTTCTTCATAATTCGGTTCTTTGAGAACATTAGGCAAATTTTTAATTCTAATAGAGTCTTCAGCCATGTTGTTTTCTCCTGTTGTTGTTAAAATTTTACTAAGTGGACGAAATCACGCCGTTAAGCCTAAATTCATATTTATTCGTTTCGCCCATGTATTTATACAAAAAATAAGCCGTTCCTGGAGTTACTTCAGAACCATCAGAATGATACTTAAAAACACACCTTATTGAAAAATATCCATTAGCAGCTACTTGAGGCAAGTCACAAAAATCATGAGTAATAGAAGGCGTTTTAAGACGAACTACAAGCCCGGTAGGATAAGATAAATCTGCCCAACGCGCCTCAACCGTTACATCAACAACGTCACCTTCTTTAATTTGAAATTCAGATCCAATTTTACACCAATATACACCAGCGTCTTCCTTTAACTCACTGGAATAAATATTTCTTACAGCAGCAGAATCGGCAATTTTTTTCACCGCCTTATTTAGCTGACCATTATCCTGACGATCAAGCTCCATTCCAGCGCCTTCAATAACATTGCAAATTTCATTTTGAACTGCATTCAACCAGTCTGCATCACAAACAGTTCCAGGAATGCCCGCAGAAGCGTTTTTATTAACAAATTGGCCATTAACAGATGAAGGGGTATCTATTTTATGCATAAATCAACCTTTATAACAATTTGAAAAATCTATACAACCACTTATAGTCATATCAACATCAAAAGATAAAGAAGGACTTATTGTTCCGCACGAAATACTAAATTTCTGATTAGATTCAGAATTATTCACCAAAACAAGTCTATGCATTTCCATTTTTAATCCAGATCCAAGAAATTTTATATTACAAGAATTTCCACCAGCACCATGTTCATCAGCATACACACGAATCAACATTGTTCCAGAAGACGGAACAGTATTAAGCGCATGAACATACACATCACAATCAATAAAACTTTTTGGCGGGCATAAAATAGTTTGAAAAACATGGCTATGATTAACACTTACTGTGTCAGAGGCCACCTCTTGAAACAAAACTCTATTAAACTTCTTATCATAAATATATTGGTTGATTGCCTTGTATAATTGGCCATCATCATTACGACTTAAAGCAATTCCGTTATCAACAATAGGCGTAACAATTTCAGTCTGCACGGCGTTTAGCCACGCAGCATCAACCACGGTTCCTTTCAAACCAATGTTGGCATTACCTTCCTGGAATTGGCCATTGTCATTATCAGCAGCATTAGTGTAATCCACAACAACCTCACTCAGGATAATCCATAGCGGCGATAATTCGACGCCCGTCGTTTGTCACTAAATATTTATCATCATCAGTAACCAAATACTTAACAATCGGCGCAACATAGGTGAAAATTATCTTGATATGCGACTGCTTGATTTTATTAAAAACATTTTCAACTTGTAGATTATCGAAATCCATAACGCGATCACCAGCAACAGAAACACCAGCCCGAAAATAATCGAAATCATCAATTTCAACCTTAAAGCGAATCATTATAAATGAAAGCGGGTTATCCTCATTACCAAACGGGACATCTTCAAATTTTTCATGATTATAAAGGTATTCGTAAATATCAGCATCAAGATTCATTAGTTTCAGAATCTTTTTATAAAAATTGATAGAACATCCACCACCAGAAAAACCAACACGGTAAATTTCGCGACGTCGTTCATTTTCGGAAATAGGCGTGATTCCAAGTTCAGGTAGTCCAAGTTCACGTTCCCAATCATCAATGTTATCCGTCTGGAATGGACTTTCAGCCTTTATGTAAGACCTAACTAAATTCCACAAATACAGAATCGATAGCGAAATTCCTAAAATAAATCTACGCCATACAGATCCATTTTCAAAATCAAAGAGTTGTCCTTTTGGGAAAAGACCTTCAATCAAATCTTCAAAATCATTATTGCCATAGTTTCTCGAATAATTATAAGGCGAAACAGAATCAAAATCACCAATAGTAACAAATCCAAGCCTTGTAACATCACCAGAGCCATCTTCAATCATTACCCTATAATCGCCATAAGGCAAATCAGGAACGATAATCGTAATATAATCTTCAGCGAAAGAAACGACTTCAGTTTCAACTTCATCATGCCCGCCGAAAGTTACCTTGCATAAAGAATCAAAAAAACCGCCAAACACCGTGAACTCAATTCCCGGTGTTAATACTTTCGACGATATTTCCGTTACAAAAATCATGAAATTTACGAACTTAAAATAAACTCTATATCCGAATACAAATTATTCGTATCTACAACTTCACCCGTAAAAACAATATCCTCAATCGAAGATCCAGTGTAATCTATTTGAAGCGTATAGGCTCCAGCAACAGATGTTCCTTTGACCTGGAATCCACTTACAACAGCTTCAGAAACACCTCCGTTTGCAAGTATTGCCTGACGAATCGATTCAGCAGAAAAAGACTGGCTTGGCCCAACCGTTCTAAAATATGACTTAACAGCTTCTACAACAGAATTCTTGTAAAAATCGTTCAGTTGTGGAATCGCCACAACAAAAGAAACGCGAATCGGTTCAACATTGCTAACAAACGGATAAGCCGCAGCCGGTCGTCTATCGTTTGAACAGATGTAATCACTAATCTTGTCAAGAATAACCTGATTCAATTTAATAACCGGGCTTCTAAAATCAGCGCAAAAAATCAAAACAATATTTGTAGCCACATAATTTGGCACAACAAAGCAATCAGACACCTCGCTGAATGACATTGCCCATTCCCAATAGTCAACATCGTTGCCACCAGCTGTTTGATTCTGGACTCTTTTCTTTAGCCTATTGCGATAATCTTCAACCGTTTCGCCCCATTGCTTTTCGACACCATCAACAACCACATCAACCGAAACACCGCCGTAAAGACCGCCTTCAGCAACCTTTATCGCAACATCTTCAATATCAATATCTCTAAAAGTCAAAACAGTATCTTCAGGCAAGTCATATTTCGAACCGAAACCGATAGAATATGCCTGAACAGTAACAGTTCCAAGACCCGTTTGGTCATCAACCTCATTGATAGTAACAGAATTCAAAATTTCGTATTCGTGTCCAAATACTTCATCAACAACGACAGTTCCAGCAGCAATCGACGTTCCTTCAGGGCCTGAAATTTCTATCAGGCCGCGGGCCGGCGAAGCAGGCTTTGGCGTCATGTTTCTAAGAGCACCAATACGAACAAGGCCATCAACATCGGCAGTTGCCACAAAACTATTCTTCCAAATGAAAGACAGAAACAGCACCGCCATGTAAACGGCACCAGCGACAACTTTTGAAACAACTTTAAGAACCATCGCGCGAAGCACGCCCGAAGACCCATAAAAAGCCTGACTGAAATTATTTTCGACAGTCCTGTTTACTTCAGCCAAAGAAGGAATCTTAAACGGCATTTAGACTTTCCTCCCAGTTGACTTGCCAACGGAATTCTTCATTGGTTCCGTCTGGTTTTACAATTTTCACAATCAAAGCAAGAATCTTTCCAACAACCAAGGAATCAACCTTGATTTCCTTGGCAACGCCATCGTCAACCATCCACTTCAACGCATTTTCAGCAGCGGCCTTGGCGTCATTGGCCGTAGCGTCATTTAGTTTTTGACGGAACAGCTTCCAAATTTCAGATCCAATTTCTACAGATTCAAGAGCGTTGCCCCACCAGCCTCCAATTTCAGGCTTCAGGTTTGCCACATCGCGAACATCTTCGCCCCTGGACCAGCAAGCAAGCGAAAGCAATAC